GACTGATAATCCAATTGCAACTAATGCCTTGATGCGGTACAGAGTGCGTCCGCAATATTCTTTCGTGTCATCTTTGAGCAGCTCGTATTTTTTCGTTGCCATCTCAATCTCCGTTATTCATCAGTGGCCGCGCAAACACTCCAGCCAATGCCTTAAGCGTGTTTAGTTCATGATTCCGACGCTCGGATTTCGCAAGGTAGTCAAAAGTCGGGTGGTAGTACGCTTCCGGCTTGCGTCCATCTTTTTTAATGTGCCCAAGCTCTCCGCGCTTCACTGCTTCGTTTAGCGCCTTGCGTACATTGGATGGGATGCGGGAAGTAACAAGCTGCACGCGCATCATTTTCACCTTGGCAACATTTGCTTGGTCGGCAGTCATTTCCCCGCGCTGAACCATATCGACCAAGTGCTCACGATCGTTTTGCTTTAGCCCCATCTCATCCTCCGTTATTTTCCGGTTACAGCCACCGGACAGGCTTTGCATCTTTTGCCTCGATGCTGGCGTTGTGTGATGCGATGTAGTAATAATACACAACAAAAAGTAGCAATGCAACAAAAAGTAGTGGTAAGTGGTAAATTTTTTTGTGTCGGAAGCAACAGACGAAAAAATCCCGCGCTCGGCGGGTTGGGATAGGCGTCGGTAATGCCGACAGCAGCTTATGGTGGGGGAAATAAAAACCCACCGCTAAGGGTGGGGTTGGGGGCATGGTAAAAGTTAAGCCGCTATTGCATCAAGTATCTTATTTTGCAAAGCTTCGCGTTCTTCTAAAGAAGGAATTTGATCGTTTGCTGCGGTTGTAAGTCTTGATACGTCGGCCCGCGGTATTGCTGTCATATCAGCATACACAACCATACTGCGAAACTGGAACTTGTTTTGCTGCAAATGTTGCATGACGATAGTTGCTAGCCTTGCTTTTGCCTGACTTGGTACGCCCCATATCAATAGAGGTTTTCGAGCGCCCAGAACAGCGTAATCTGCGCGATAGTCTTCTGCATTAGGTATATCGGGGGCTGTGTAGTCTGTTTTTAGGCGGTCTTCCCCTACTATAGAAGAAAGAGTTTCTTTTAAATCGTCGTAGAACGTGCTTTCAACCTGAACGCGGTTTAAGAATGTGAGGTCATGCACTCGTGTAATGGCCTGCCCAAACTGGAAAATACTGCTCGCTAAATGATGGGCTGGAATTTCAATAAACAATTCGCCATCCTCATCATTAATTCCCATCTCGGATAGAATTTGGTTAAATACTCTATTTCTTGTTCCTTCTTTAAACTTATCTATGTCTTGCTCATAGCTAAGTTGCATCATGGTTGATCCCATGTCGCTGATCCGGAAGCCTCCTGATGAAAGTCTTTTTAGGTATATTGAAAAGGAGTCGCCATCAGGAAAAACAAAAGGAGTCGCCACAAAAATGTTTCCATCTTCGCGTTCATGGAGCGTTACTTTCGCGCAGAGCGCTCTGCAAAGCTCATGTTCTAAATTTTCGACACCGGCGCTCATTAAAATAAACTAGTCTGTGATTTTTCGTTCTCTTCAGAAATATTGAAGCCGGCAATATTGCAATCTCTCATTAAGCATATTAACGCATCATTTGCGTTTTTGTACTTATCTGTCTTTACGGCATAGTGCTCAGCTTTCCTACCTATACTAACATACCGTTCTGTTGCTCTATGAATGTGGCATGAAAGCTCAAATTGCTCATCCTCAATAGGATTGCTATGCGGGTGGCCTGGGCCGTTATAGCGCGTCAAAATAACTCTATTAGATGGGTTCGCATGCCAGATAAGGCCACAACTAAAATTTTCTGGAATTACGGTGCTTTGCCTGAATATTAACGTATAAGAATTAGACCCGTCAGCGCTTGATACATCGTAATTTCTCTCCATATGCTTTGCCTTAATAGTGTCTTTTGCACGTCTTGTTTTAATTAATTTAGGTTCGAGCAAAAGTCTATCAATAATCGAGTCAGTTAGGCTTTTATGGTCCATGTTTTATTTCGACTTATATGTTGTATTCTGATTTGTATTCTTTTTATGCCTTCCCATCAATTCATCAATACTCACTTCGCCACGGCACGCCCTGCGCCCAGCGTGACTCCCAGTGCTTTATACGGCTTGCTGAGTTATTTGCCTGATTGTGAGTTCTGTGCGACTGGTTGCTCTGTTTGATTTTGGTTTTGCTGTGGAGGCGCTATAGTAGTAGTTTCTCCCATAATGACACTGATCAATGAAGGGTAGTCATATGCCGCGCCGGTGCTAGCATCAACTGCTCCACCTATAAACCCGCCAAATATAATGTTTCCAAACGCCATTGCCTTTGTGCTTGATTTGACTGTTGCCATCCCAGGCTGTTGACCAGACTTTTCACATTTCACGTTCATGTCGTCATATGCCCTATGTACGGTAACGGTGCCTGGAGTTGTAACGTAATAAGTTCCTTTACCATTGTCGAGTTTGCATACTGCTCCTGACACCTGTTCCGTTTTGTTGCGAGCCTCAATTGAAACAACTTGGTTTGAGCCGTTAACGATTGACGCGCAGCCAGACAGAGCGGCGGCAGATGAAATTACAACAAGAACTCTTTTCATTATTATTTCCTTATAATGGCAAATTGGCGTGCCGGGTCGCCTTAAACATCAGTTCCGCACCAAGCTTTAAGAACTTGCCCAAATATCTCGAACTCCATATCCGGTTTTATTGTCCAAGTTTCAAAATCTCTATTCTTTGAAATGACCCTTATTCCTTCTCCTGGTATTCGTTGAAGTAGTTTAATAAACCCTTCATCACCAACCCTAAAGAAGTAAGTTCCGTCAAACTCTACTGTCTTTACTCCGGTATCAACTATTAGTGGGTCACCAGGGTTATAAAGTGGCTGCATTGAGTTACCAAATCCAGTAACTATGCAAAGATTTTGTACGCCAGTATGGTGCTTGATGTTTTTTGCAACCCATTCTGGCGACACCTCCATATGTGTAATTTCGCCCGGCTGATCCCTTAAAACAACCCCATGTCCCATAGCTCCGCCAACATCCTTATATTGTCGAATTGAAACTGATCCTTGTTTTGATTCTGCCGATGGGATTGTGATGTCGGCATTTGCTATTGCATTCCCAGTCAGAAGCCATTCTTGAGTAACGCCAAGCACATCAGCAACTCTTTGTAGGCGCTCGCGTTTTGGGGCTGACCCGCCAACTTTTTGTTCCCACCTTTGCACTGCTTGCCAGCTTTTGACGCCTACGCTCTTAGCGAGTGCGTCCATGCTCATCCCAAGCTCAAGCCTTCTGGTTTTTATTCGGTCGTGTATTGACATGCCAACAAGATAAATACAAAAAAACGCCACATCAATGCAATTAATAGTTGTGTTTACTACTAAAAGTGGTATCATTGAAGTTATGAAGCCAACACCATTAGATAAAGCAATAGCAATGTATCCAACGCTTCTGAAGTTTTCGGAAGAGGTTGGCGTCAGCTATCAGGTTGTCCAAAAGTGGCGGAAGACAGGGGTTCCTCCAAAACATTGTTTGTCGGTTGAGCTTGCCACGAACCATGAGGTAACTCGCGCTCAGTTGCGCCCTGACATATTTGGCGTTCCTCCGATAGCAAAAAAAAGAAATATTTCTTCAGATTCATCAAAGCCTCGTGTTCGTAATTAACCATGTAGCAACCAACAGAAAGATCAGACATGACAAAACCAAATAACGAACAGAAATACCCGTCCTGCATCGATCCTGATCTTATTGACGCGCTTGAGAAGGCGAAGGAATGGGTTAGAGATGTGAAGGCATGCTGGGATTTAGGGCAATTCCCAGGCACGCCCCCTACTGATCTTATTTCTGCTCTAAAAAAGATTGAAGCTGATCGATTGCAGTCTGAATCGACAAATAGTGAATCTCCTTCAACGTTGATTCGCTTGGTTTTTGAAGTCTCACGGTAAACGAGATTGTATCTCCGCTCGGGAATGTCGCATTTCGTGTAACAACCGCGATTTGGTTCTCGATAGAAAGATTGAAATCGATTGATTTGCTTGATGTAGTCATATGGAGTTCCTCCGTTGTGAATTGATGTGTGGAAACTGAAATGTAGCACGTTGGAACTCCTTCTTTATTGAATGTGTAGCAACTGTATTGCAGATTGACATCATCAGCAATCATAAAAAAAGGACAAGCTTTATGAGCCTGAAAAAAGCACTTCTGGAAATGGTCGATGCAAGAGACGGTGGAGTTGACTCGTTCAGCCTTGCGCTTGGCCTTCCTATTAAGGGGTTGCACAACAGGATATATGCAGATGATGGGATGAACATCGGCGTCAAGTACGGGCTCAAGATGCAGGAAATGTCCAAGACAACATGCTTTGCCGAGGCAATTGCAAACCTTTCTGGGGGCGTGTTCGTCAAGTTGCCTGACATCAATTCGGTAGAGAACGAGGACATCAGCGAAAAGTTCATGAAGCTGCATGCCGACATCGGTGCAATGTCAAAGGAATATTTCGACGCTACACGAGACGGTGAGATCGATGCGGAAGAGAAAAAGCGTCTTATGAAGCTTCGCAACGATGTGTGCAAGACCATGCACGAATGGCTTGCATTGTCATTCAAGGTTTACGGCAAGTAAAAATTTTTTACTCGTAAGCGGACTCATAAAGTCCCCCACGAATCCAGATTACCGAACGAAGCGCAACACAGATTTAAGGAGCGTCAAGCATGTCACATAACAAGATTGATGAGAATCAGACGCCAGAGGATCGCAAGCTACGAGAAGCTTTGCAACGCCTCTCGAATGACGCTGACGGCATGCCTTCTCTCGCCATCGAGCGAAGGATGGCCCGTGCCTCTCTCAATCTCCTTCAGGATTCCCATAAAGGACTCGATGGGAATGTCGCCATTTTTTATCAATGGAGACAGAAGTGCGACCACCACCTGAGCCGTAGCTGTGCGGTGCGTGTTGATAACGTCAACGAAGTATTGGGACTCTTTAAGGAATTTTTCGAACTCGGCGCGGGTCATGATTCGTCTAGTCATGAAGAGTGATCGGCGGAAACTTTACTTTAACACAATAAAGAATCGGATTTTGGAGAAACCATGTCGCCACGAGAACTTGCCAAATATCGACGGATCAGCGAATCGCCCATTTCCACAATCATCAATAGGACGTGCGCGAAGTGTGGCGAGCATAAGCGGAATCTTGATGGTGCGTATGTGGCTGTAAGCAAGTTATCTCGTCGCATGGCGTGGGTATGCAAGGACTGCAAGTGAAAATCCTGTCGATATTTGTTTGTGCTGTTGTCTCGCTTCTTCTAGGCCAAGTTGCATTTGATGTTGACCCGAACCTTGAGTGGTGGAGAAGGCTAATAGGTGTAGTGCTTGTTTCTTTTGGCGGATACATGACGGGGAAGATATAGATGAAGCAGACATTCGTCATTCAGCCTGGCCAGCATCCTTCGCGTGATCGTGCGTTGCATGCCGTTATGCATGCTCCTGCTGGTAGCGCCATTGTTATTAAAGACGATCCTTCTAGGACGCTTGAACAGAACTCAGCACTGTGGCCGATCTTGGAAGCGTTCAGCAATCAATTGCAATGGCCTGTAAACGGCCAGATGGTGAAGATGAGCGCCGACGAATGGAAGGATGTTCTGACGGCTTCATTCCGTAAGGAAAAGGTTCGAATGGCAATGGGGATTGATGGTGGCATGGTCATGCTTGGAATGCGTACCAGCACGATGGGCAAGAAAGAGTTCTCCGAATTCTTGGAGTTCATGCACTACGTTGCGGCTGAGCGTGGCGTTGTTGTCTATGACGAGGTTGCTGCATGAAAGGTACTCGCAAGCCTACCGTCGAAGAGAAAGCCTTGCATGACCGCATGGCGCGTGAAATCGGGTGCATAGCGTGCCTGAAAGACGGCCACAAGAATACATGGGTAAGCATCCATCACATCGAAGGGCGCACGAAAGAAGGTTGCCACATGCTCGTGCTTCCTTTGTGCGGAGTACATCACCAGCACGACGACACTGACCCGCTGCAACGCATAGGGATTCATCCGTACAAGGCGCGTTTCGAGGCTAAGTACGGTGCGCAGCACGATTTGCTGGAAGAGGTTTACGCGGCGCTTGGATTGGTCAACAAGAAAGCGAGGGCTGCGTAATGGCCGGTGACTGGATAAAGATGCGCGGGAATTTGTGGGATGACCCACGCATTGCCAAGCTATGCGACATAACAGACTGTGGGGAAGCGCAGATTATTGGCGGGCTGTACTGGATATGGGCTACCGCCGACCAGCACACCGAAAACGGAATAATGCCTGGGCTGACATTGCGCCAAATAGACCGAAAAACTGGCATCGCTGGATTTGGGCAAGCGATGTGCGACATCGGATGGCTTGCAGATCACCCTGATGGCGTACGCATCATTAAATTTGAAGAGCATAACGGACAGTCCGCAAAACGGCGCGCATCTGAAGCACAACGCAAAGCCAATTCCCGCAACGTGTCCGCTCCAAATGCGGACAAAGAGCAGACGCAACTCGGACAAGATGCGGAGCTAGAGAAAGAGAAGAGAAGAGAAGAGATAAAGATAAAAGAAAAGTCAAAAGCAGAGTCTTTGCAACGCGCTACGCGGTTGCCTGACGATTGGGTTCCATCCGATGAGCTTATCGAATTTTGCCAACAAGAGCGCCCTGACCTGAACCATTCCGAAGTTGCAATCCGATTCCGTGATTACTGGATTGCGCAACCTGGGCAAAAAGGTAGGAAGACTGATTGGCCAGCCACATGGCGCAACTGGGTTCGTAATGAAAAGGCCAAGGCAAGGGCTTCTCCGCAGCAACTGGGCCGAGACGAAAAGAGGCAAAACTTTCTCGATGAGCTAACCGGAAACCGAACTTATGAGCAACGTAGCGACATTATCGACATCAACTGACTGGCCGGAGGAAGCAATTCCGCAACAGTGGATTGAAAAACTGTTCGAGGAAATGCTGTTCACGTATGGCAAAAAGTTCTCTGATCAGTGGGCTGGGGCTGATCCGCGAAAGCTGAAAATGCATTGGGCGCGGAAGATGTTCAGCCTTACGAATGAAGAGATGAGGCGTGGCGTCGAGGCAATGCGCAAGAAGGACTGGCCGCCTACGCTGAATGAATTCATGTCTCTATGCAAGCCTCCAATAGATTCGACGGTTGCGTATTACGAGGCGATAGAAGGATTGGCAGAGCGTGAGCGCGGAAACATCGGTACATGGTCGCATCCTGCAATTTTTTGGGCGTCAGCAAAGATGGCATCCGACCTAAAAAGCCTGACCTACTCGGGGATTAAAGCCAGATGGGAAAAAGCGCTTACAGAAGAGATCGAAAAAGGCAAATGGGCAGAAATACCGAAGCCAACTATAGCGCTTCCTGCCCCAGGTAAAGCCGAATTATCGAAAGAGCAGGCTACGAAGATGCTCAGCCAGTTGGGTGCAAGCGGGATTCTGAAAAAGTCCGGTAATCCGAAGAGATGGGCGAAGCGCATTCTTGAGCGAGTTGCAGCGGGTGAAGTCATGCCAGATGTCAGCGTCAGGTTTGCCAGAGAAGCGTTAGCCGCAAGCGATGCATGAACACCGCTTCCGCTGTGAGATACGCCACTTGCTAAAGCTAGGAAAGAAGGCAAGCGAATATCTCGAGAAGGTAGCGGCAAAGCGGGGCAAGGCTGAAGCGGATCGGATGATGGCAGAGGCTAGAAATCAATGGGCAAAGGGAAATCGAGGCGAATGGAAGGATTGGAGATGAGCGCAAAAAAGGAAGTAGAGGATGTGTTGGCAGGGTTATCTGATCGTGAATTACTCAATGCACTTGCTGTGGATCAGGTTGATCTTGAGGTCGCAGCAGAAAAGGAGCCTAACTCTGATTGGCATCAGGCATGTTTCGCGGCTGTATATGTGTATGCGGAAGAGGCTGGGAATCGCGGAATCGTAAATAGTGCATTTAACTGATAGAGGAAGAAATGACATCAGATGAAAAGAAATATCAGCGCCAAGTGCCATCAACAACTATTGACGTGTATGACGTGCTCAATGCCTGGAGCGTAACGAACCCTGCAATTTCCCATGCCATCAAGAAGCTGCTTCAGCCTGGACAGCGCGGTCACAAGGACAAGATAACTGATTTGCGCGAAGCAATCAGCAGCATCGAGCGTGGGATTGAGTTGGAGGCGAAATGTGGCCTAATCAAGTAGAAGCAGAAGAGCGCAAGAAAAAGGTTATCGAATACCTGAAAAATGGATCGTTCACGGTATTGCAACTTTCAAAGATATATGGAGTTGCTGAAACGACCATGCGCAGATATGTCTATCAAATGCGTTGTGATGGTTTGCCGGTTCGGATTGCAAAGACGACGATTGAAGGAACTGCAACGAGAATCTACTACACATTTGGAAGCGAGTCTGATTCTGTAGTTAGAACAACAGAGGTTAATCCTGATGCTATAAGCATTGCCAATCTGAAGGAATACAAGTTTCACAATTTCCACAATCACTTTGATGAGTGGCTATTTGATGCGAGGAAGGCATCTTGATAACGCTTACGCTTCCATACCCTCCTACCATAAATCATCTTTATGGACAGAGAGGATCGCGCAAGTTCATCAAAAAGGCCGGTATTGCTTTTCGCACGGCTGTTGCTGAGATTGTGTCTGAGGCACAGATAAAAACGATTACAGGGCGCGTAGCAGTGTTTGTTGCGGCTTATATGCCTGATCGAAGAAGGCGCGACATCATGAATCTGGAAAAGATACTTTCTGACAGCCTGACTAACGCGGGAGTTTGGGATGACGACAGCCAGATTGACGATTTCCGCATCGTGCGCAAGGAAGTAGAGCGTGGCGGCAAGGTGGTAGTAGTGATAACTGAGGAAGTGCGATGAAGTGGACTTTATTTGTGCTCTATTCGCTTCTGGCAATAGTTCTGAGTGTATGCGGAAATTTGTTGCTTGATATATCTCAAGACCTTTGCTTGATGCGACGTACAGTAGGGACTGCATGTGTTGCGTGGATGTATCTAGCTGGCTTAGCAGCGATTAAGTCGCTTCTCAAATAACGGAGTCTATATGACGCTTATAGCACTAGCTCTTGTTATGTGGATTGTATGGCTGTGTTACTCGATGGGGGAATGATGGGGTATGGATCGTGGCCATTGTTTGTTTTATTGCGAATGGTGGCTCCTTTAAACGGAAGCCTTGTTAATCGAGTGTTTGATGGGCCTATGCGATTACGGGAAATACATAACACGCGAGATATTGCCATTCCTGTTATTAAGAGAATATTTAGAGATGGAAGAAGGATGCCTGCAAATGATTATTTGGACCTTGTTTTGCGTGTTTCGCGTAGGTATGGGGCGAGATCGTTACATTCATGGGGGTTTGAAATAATTCCGACAATTGGACATGTTTTTATGTCTGATGGCGAGTTGGAATATGTTGGGAAGGGATTTGATTCTGATGCGCGAATTGCGTTTCGAGAGGCTGCGTTCTATAGATGTAAAGAAATGCAGAAAAAGAAATATCAAGGATTAAATAAAGAAACATCGCAGTTAATTACATTAATTAAAGAAATTGAGGGTTTGTTATATGGCAAAACTTGGATTCTCAGACAGAAAAATATTAAGCGCTCCGAACAACGCTCAGGAGTTAATTTGTCTTCTGTCGCAACTTATGGTCGCTGCTATCAATAACGAAGTTGAGTTAGAAAACGCAAAGCTTGCCCTTAATGCAGCCACTCGCATTGTTGAAGTTTGGCAGGCAGATACAAGGATGAAGGCGCTTTCTATTGCATCAAACAGAGCAATAACTAAATCCGGTAAATGGGAAACTATAGACTCAGAGCCGAAATTGATAGAAGGAATGTGATGGGCGAAATCAACGTAAACATTATCACTGCCATGATGCTTCTTGAAATTGGGCTTGATGGTATTGGTCCTGATTTCTGCACATTACAGGATTGCGCAACGGCAGCTCATTCATTTCTTCAAGTGGAAAATGGAGGACGGCACTCGTGGGATGGGGCGGCAGATATGGCTGCAAGAATAATGGCAGATAGTGCAATTGAATTGGCAAAGCGAAAGTGACAGAGCCGCCAATACCCCTCTCAGGATGGCTATCACTCCATGTCATACGTCATGGAATGGACAAGAGCAATGCGCTACCGGATTACAAGTATTACGCCCAATCAAATCAGGAGATGTCTATGCTAAAGACAAAGGAAGCAGAAGCACTGATAGCTCCAGCCGATATAGCTGATGGGCTGCTTGAAGAGTGGTGGCACTGGTCTAGAGCATACAGGCCAAATCTAGGTGCTCCACGTATCGCTCCATACTGCCAAGGATCAGCAGGCAGTCGCCAATGGGATGATTCAGGCGAGATAACGGATGAGTATGTCAGGCGCGAAACAATGGATGCCGTGCAGTTCTGTGTTGATTCGCTTCCTTCGTATAGGTATGAGCAGGCAATCGGAATCGAAATGCGCAATAGACAGGCAAACGCAAAGGTATGGCGGCCCATGGATCAGACAGGATGCAACGTCACATATCAACAGGCATTAAACGCAGTCATTCCGAAGATGCGCCAGAAATGCTTGATCTAGGTCAATAACTGTGAAAATACACATGTTTATATTGACAGCAACCGAATTCATCTGTAAAATGTGCATGTCGTTGGGAGAACTCGCCCATACGAAACGTAATGCGCTCAGCCGCATGGTGATTGATCGACCGCTTGACCGTTCCGGTAGGTAATAGCGAAGGTCGTAAATATCGCAGTCAGTCTCCAGCCGTTTGAGTGCCATAGCCAGAAGCCTCGCTTAATTGCGGGGCTTTTTCATTTGTGCCGCCGAAACAGGAGGCGATATGCCAGATCACGATCACTACTATGATGATCTGGCTGCACTGACTATGGACGAGCGCCAAGACAGGGCAAACGATAGAGTGGCGCGGCAGAAAGAGAAGATCGATGTGCGGAGACGCGAGCTAAACGGCAAGATGGAATGGCCAGATAGCGAAGATGAATAGCAGCATCAAGACGTAAGCCAACTGTCCGAATATATCGGATGGTTAATTTACGTGTTGGTGCGGCTAGGCTATCGGGCATCGTCAAGCCTTAACGATAGATGACAAGCGGATGACGAACCGCGCACCAACAACCAATTACACAAGCCAGCCTAATCGCTGGCTTTTTTCATTTATGGCTACCAATAACAACATCGTTCTAGAGGTTGATTTTGCATGGTGGTTCAAGTGGTATCTGCTTGGTGTTACTGCTATGTGTGACGCAACAGGGATGGAACCACACGAAGAACGGTTCGGCTATTGGATCGGCAGGGCTTGCAAGTTCAAGATCAATCCAGCATGACCAATCGCATAAGAGGTCGCAAGCTACAGGCAATACGCAACCGGGTGCTGCAAGCCAATCCATTATGTGTTGAGTGCGCCAAGCAAGGAAGAGTAACAGCAGCAACGCAGGTTGACCACATCATTGCACTAGTGAATGAAGGCAATGAGGACGCATACGATGACAGTAACAGGCAGGCGCTATGTGATGAATGCCATGAAGCAAAGACGCGTAAGGATTTAGGACAGCGAGAGCGCACCAAGTTCGATAGCATAGGAAGGGCGATCTGGTGATGAATGCAGGATATGAACTAGCAAAAGCGTTGGGCATCCCAACCGACAGACTTATCGCTTACACCATCCGGTGCGAGGCAATGAAGCCAATAGCGATAATGTGTGAGTACCACAGTGATCCAACCGTTGACTATGCCGGCGCATGTGGTGCTGTGCTCAAGGGATACAGGTTGGAAGCCGCTGGAGGCTCAGTGCCGAGCGGGGCGCATATCATCGGGGAGCAGATCTAATGCACCAAGATTGGGAGGGGCGGGGTAAATCTCTGGCACTCGGGCTTAGGAAACCGACTGTTAGCCCTCGAAACCATAAACGTGTAGAAAAAAGATAGAAAAAAATGAACAAGCGGGGCAGGAAATCGACGGCTGAATTGACCTTTGCTGCCCAAATTGCGCCTATTTCCACTGAAAAACGCCTAGATCCCCCCGTCCATATCAGCGATGCGGAGCGCGCTGTATGGTTTGAGGTTGTAAACGATCAGCCTGCAAGCGCGTTTACCGCGACGCACTCCCCATTACTTGAGATGTACTGCCGCCATATAGCGAACGGGCGGGTAATTGCTGACGAAATCCTGAACTTTGACCGTGCTTGGCTGGCTGATGATGACGGCTTGAAACGCTATGACCGCTTGCTGACGATGTCCGAGCGAGAAAGCCGTGCGGCTTCGTCACTGGCGACTAGGCTACGGATC